TAGCTTTTTGGTCTGTGTAGTCAGCAGCGAAAGCAGCTGAAGTGTATTCGCCACCAGCTTTCAGAGCTTGCTGAGTGTAATAAGGCTCAAGGTCTTTGTCGCAAAGAATCTCGTTCACCTTCACTTTGCCAACGGTAAGTGTACGCTGCGTGAAGGTAGTCGTGCCGCTGGCGTTGAAACCGCAAGAAGAATCGTCTTGAAAGAATACATCAGTATCCATTCTTCCAATTGCTTCGCTTGATTTAACACCTACGCGAACGTTACCGCTCTTTAAAATTTCTTGCTGAGTTCTTGCATCAAATACTGAGTTCTTAACCAGCAGATCTACGTTTTGCTTAGTGTATGCGGCTAAGCCCGTTACATTGTATGCCATTTTTGTTTACTATTTAAAAAGGTTAATAAGTGATTGTAATTTTTCTTCTTTGCTATCGATTTGCTTTCCGAATTTGAAACCATTTTTTACAGGTTCGCTCGGCTCTGTTGTTGGCTCTTTTACGAGCTTTTCAACCAACTCAAACAGACCTTTAATCGCTTCGTCAGCTTTTGCAAACGCTGCTTTCAGGTTTGTATTCTCTACCTCTAATGCTGAGAATTTAGCATCGTAAGCTGCGAACTTTTCGTCAAAGTTTTGAGCAGGTAAAACAGCTGCTTCAACCGGGGCGGCTTCAGGTGCCATTTCAGGAGCAGGAGCGGGTTTGATCTCAGAGATAACACCACCCTCACCCAAAACGATAACGGTACCATCTGCAAGCTCATGCTCACCAGCGGGAGCGGGTGCCATTGTTTCCTGCTCGATAGTAACCACGCCACCAACTTCGAGCTTGTCAATGTAAACCTCAGTGCCGTCTTTCAGAGTGTAACCGCCAAATTCTTTCTTTTTGTCTTCAACCTTAGGCATATCGCCCATTGGCTTTTCGGCGGGCATTTGACCTTCAAATACCAACGCCTTAACTTTTTGTAATAATTCTACGGGATTCATGTAAGTATATACCTAAATACTGATTTATGGATATTTTGTCAATGTAAAACATTGAAAATAAAACACTTAAATAAAAAAACCCCGCATCAAAATGCAGGGCGTAAACACTAAACTTTAAAACAAAACTTAAATCAAGACAACAAATTTAAAAACAGGCTGCGCCGTTTATTATTAATCTCATCAAAGTTATAATTTTTAGCACAATATTCGAACAACGCCCTTCCCTTTTCTTTGCGAAGATCAGCATCTTCTACAAGTGTTCTTATATTTTTATCCCAGTTTTCATAATAAACTATATTTTCAGGAAAGCCTAAATATGGATTAGTTTTCGACACGATTACAGGAATGCCTTTGCCTGCAGCCTCAAGTATCTTCAAATTGCTTTTATACCCGTTGAAGGTTGTTTTTCGCAAAGGAATCAGTTTTATATCTGATTCCATGTACATTTGATAATACTCGAATACCGGCAAGCCCCTATAAGCCATATTTGTTAAAAGCGCATCGGCTGTAAAATATGCCGCCATTTTTTTCCAAATATATTGCTCCGTCATATTACTATCTGAATACCCACCGAGCACCGTCTTTACTTTATCCTTTAAATCGCTATTTAATAATCGCTTCATTACAGGTCGTAATATCTTCAAATCTTCCTCATGCGATATGCCGCCTGCCCAAAACAATCTCACTAAATCAGATTCATTACGCTCGCTGGTGAATTGGTTTTGTCCATAAGGAATTGCATTAGGTAGTATCTCTACATTTTTGTTATGGTAATAAATCTTTTCAGCTAACCTCTCATGTGTGCAGGTAACAAGGTCAGCCTCTTTTAAATGCTTAATAATTTTTATGTCAACAAGGTGCTCGTTATATGTATCAAAATCTAAATGGTAATTGTCTAAAATCCAAAAGTCATCGACATCTACTACCAACTTAAACCCATGCTTTTTGCGAAGCTCAAAAATATCATCCTTTGCCCATATCCTATTGATGTTTACAATATCGTAGTCAAACTCATCAGGAAATACATCTGTAATGCGGGCTTTCTCTTTTTGCATTAATGACACAGGGAGCATCATTCTGTGATACCCGCACCCGCTGAAAGATTGCGTAAGTACTAAAATTTTCATTTGTTTGGTTTGAATTGTTAATAAAATATTTGTATGTTTTCGCCTTCATTTACGCCACCATTATTTACGGTTATTGTTTGCGTAGATGAATTGAAACTGATATACCTTCTATCCGTTCGCACTTCGTAAGTTAATAAAAGTCCATCAATAAATACCGAAGGTGCAAAGATAAAAGCTAAATTCTGATAATCGGTATCCCCTGCTTCCATAGGCGCACCTGCTTCCACAATGAAATCAACTATCGGTTTTGCAGCTATTAATCCCTGCGGTATTGCCTGCAAATTAGTAGACATCCTTTAATAGTTCTTTAAGTTGATCGATAATAGTTTCTTCCTTTGATCTCATTTGAATCGGTGACATATTGAATTCACCCTCCACACTAAACCCTCTGAATGTGCCGTCTTTTACTTTTGCCCACGCATCTTCGCTCATTATCTTAGCACCCAAAAACCATGTGCCGTCAGGTAGGTTTTCAAATTGCTTCATCTTAGGTATGCCTTTACTATCGTCTGCAATCCACGACATATAAAACACCATGTCAACAGGCTTTGCTCCATCGTGCATCTCGTTGCCGTTGTTCTGAAATCCTTTACGGTAAAACTTTTCAGCAATGGTCTTAATAGATTCTTTCGGAAAATAAACATAATATTCTTTCCCATCCGGATCGATACGATAAATAGGCTTATCCGGTATCATTGATGGTCCGACTACAACCCGCTCCTCCTCATTTATTACTGCGAAGCTGAATTTCTTTTCACGGTCTATTTGCTCCAGTTTCCTTTGTGCCCATTCAATACCTTCATCACCGCCCCACGCAAGCCACATCAAACGCCCGCAGCCGTCACCCAAAGGTTTATCGCTGTTTTGCCTATGCCTTTCAAATGCAGCCATGCGAGCGATAGTATCCCTTGAAAGGGCACGACCATCTGCGAGATCGTTCGCGCGTTTTTTGCCCACTGGAGTGCCACACGATCCCCACCCATTCTCCTCTGCCCATCTCAAAGCCGCCTTTGCATTCTCGCTTGCCGCTTTAGGATAATCGTCATAAGACTGGAACTCCTGCTCACTAAAAGCAAAAAAGCCCTCACCGATTGCAGGTACATCCACTAATGCCACCGCATCTACTTCGACTTGGCTTTCAATATCTTCATTTATTGTTAGCTTATAAACTGGTAATCCTTTATCCATAATTTTTATTTTTATCCTATTGATGCGCTCCTTTCTATATACGCATTTCTCTGTTGTTCATTCTGAATATCGCTATTGAGTATATACGCTCGGGATGCTCTGTTACCCATTTGGTTTACCATTTCGGTATTTACTTGCGTTGCCATAACCTGAGGCGATGGTGCAGGTGCAACAGGTGCAGCGGTGGATATACTACCACCAGCACCTACAGAACCACCAGCACTTGCAACAGATTGAACACTCGATACGGCTTGTTTTATAGCCATTATAATACCCGCAGCCTGAACCGCATACCCTATTAATAGCGGGATGTTTTGCGGAAACCCTACCGCCGCTGTTTTAGCTTTACCTGAATTGATAGACACCGCAGCTTCAGCACCTTTTATTTTAGCAAATGTAATTGTCCTTTTTGCTTCCATCAACATTTCTTGAGCTGCAAGAACCTGCTTTATAACAAGTGCCGCACGCCCTACCTCAGTTTCCGCACCAAATAACCCTATGATAGCATCAACGGCTTGTTTCTTAGTATTCAATTTATCCATCTCAAGTTGATTCTCCTGAGCTGTTATATTTCTCTTAGCTTCTAAATATTGTTCGTCTGTAATTAACTTCTTTTGAAATTGCTCCTCAAGTAATGCGGCTTCTTGATTAATAAGATCAGCCCGCATTTGGAAGTCCATCTGATAGAACTCCTTTTGTTTATTTATCTGCTCAAGTTGTTTATTTAATCCTGTCTCAAGTATCTGCTGATCCAATGCAGCACCCTGAATTGATAATTCAGACTTCTTATTCGCAAGCTCAATCTCGGCAGCAGTGCGCGCTTCTGTCCCCGCATTTGTTGCTTTTACGTTAGCCTCCAAACGTGCTATTTCTAATTTACTTTCCTCCTCAAAAATCTTCTTTTTTGCGGCAAGTTTATCATTCTCGTTCTTTATTAATTCAGCCGCCGCCTTTTGCTCGTTTAATGTTCTTTGATTTAATGCCTGCGATTCTTGTTTTGCAAGTTCGATCTTTATTTTTGCAAGCCCTACGGCATTAACTTTTTGCTCAGACAATAATCCGGTTATTTGCGCTTCAACGGCTGCGACGTTATTTCTTGCATTTATTTCAGCTTCTTTTAAATCAACATTATTCTTATCGGCAGCCAATTGCGCTTGAGCGGATTCTAAAATTTTAGCGGCCTGTGCTAATTGCGCTTTTCTTTGTTGTTCTAATATTTTGCCAAGTTCCTCATTTGCCTTTATCCTGTCCTCTATGCTTTTTGTTTCATCATCTCTTATTTGCCTTTGCTGTTCAGCTTGTCTATCATATTTTTCAATCAATCCTGCTAATTCAGCGGCGGCAAGTTTTGCTGTATTTTGTAATCTTACAATCGCCTTCTGTTGTTCAAATGTAGCCGCAACATCTATTTTTTTAACGCCATCAATGGTGCCTGAAACAACATCACCAATACTTTTCGCAGCTTCGATAAAATTGTTCGCAATATCTTTACCCGCATTTATCGCATCTTCCCCTGTTTCTTTTAAACCTTCCTTTGCCTCGTTTATGCTTTTAGTAAGCTCCTTTATTTTGGTCTGATCTTTATCACCAAAGAAAGAATCTTCCCAAGCTAATTGTATTTCTTGAATTGCTAATTTAATTGCAAAAAAAGCAAGTTTCAGCGGCGTAAATACTAAAACTAAAGTTCCTTTTAAAACCTTCCCTAATGCATCAAATCCATTTGTGCTTTTACCTACTTCCGTTGTAACATTAATAATTACATTTATTATCTGATTTAAAACAGAGGCAATAGTCCCAAAAACGGCGGCAAGCGTATCTGCAGTTCTTTGATTCTTACTTAATGCTTCTTTAAATAAATTGAAAGCACCTACAATAACAGATACTATTCCTAACGATTTAATTGCGCCGCCAAGCGAAGAAAACATACCACCGCTTTTCTTAGCAGAATCGCCAGCCTTATCAGCCGCTTGCCCGGTCTTTTTTATATCTTCATTAAGTTTGCCAACGCTCTCCTGCGCTTCACCAGTGTCGACTTTTATCTTAATAGGAACTTCCTGCTTAGCCATTGTTTATAACTTTTAATAATTCAACCTTTGTTAATTCACCACTCGATGCATCGAAATCAACTATTTTGTTAATGCGCCACAAAACCCCATCAATAAATACTGGTTTGCTGAAATCAAGTTTTGCTATATCCAACTCCGTCAAATAAACTTGGCACGTTAGTAGCTTACTATCTTTGTCAGCTATTTCACCGATGTATCCGCTCCAATATTCATTAAATAAATTAGCAGATGGATATACAAGCGGATCAAAATAAATCTCCGCAGCCGCACCAAAATTAATATCAACCGTAGGATTTTTAGGATCATCAAAATGCCCGGCGTATCCATACTTAGTCAATGCAGCCCCTATAGTAGTGTTTAGCTTCAAATCGACTCCCTTATTTAAAATGCTCCAGCTTTGATCTACAGACATTTTTTTGACCATCATAATCCTAATGTTACTCTCAAACCACTCCTCCTGCTCAACGGAATTACCTTTTGTTAGTTTATAAATTGCAGGCGTTACCTTTTTAGCACCTTGATATTCAACCAATACGGATGGCGAAAACCCTATCTCTAAAGTTTGTTTTTGTTTTGCAAACTGAAAACGAGTATCCTCTAAAATATCCCCGTAGCTTAAACTGAATTTTTTACGGAAATTCTCATTGTAATAATCATTATCGCTTTTGAACTTGTATTCAAAAAACCTTCCATTCATCATTCCCATTGGTTTGATCTGCCAAGGTTTGTCCCTCGCTACCTTGTAAGTCCAATCGATTGAATTATTGAAATCATAGTAATCTTTGTAAGGCTCAATAAGTAAATTATTCGGTCTTATTTTATCCTCAGTAATATATAGATTGAACATCTTTACAAGCCATGTAAAGAAATCAACCTGTAAAATGTTCTGAGGTATTATTTGATTTAAATTGATAGGATCGTTTAATAACAAATCCGTGGTTATAGGGTTGGTAGCTATAACCGTTATAGATGCATTATCGACATACGAGGCTGCAGTTGTTGTAAACGGTATTGTTTGCTGAACGCCTATGTAATATAATTCAACCTTAAAAGTATCGCTTGGATTTAATTGAGTCGAAATGATTGAATCTATATTCCAGTTGTATGCAAGATTTAACGCCCCTATTCCCTCCGTGTAATTGATTACATTTATCCTTTCAAATAACACATCGCTATTCCTGTAAACCCTTATCCTGAATGAATGGTAACTGAATCTAAGGAATGAGTTAGGATCACCTGAGTATACCGTTAAATCAGGACAAACCCTTGCCTTAAACTTAAAATCTATATTTACGTTAACGGTTTCGCTACCTATGTATGTGAAATTAGGATTGCCATCGTCAGTTACTGCATTAGCGAATATCGTAGTCGGGAACGGTAGGTTAAGAGTAACATAATTGCCCGGATTGTCGAAATCACCATTTGAAAATGGAAGGGTTGATCTAACCGTTCTTTTCGCACTTAACAAATCAGAAGTTTTCTTTGTTAACTTTGAAAAGTTGCAAGGTATTATTAGCTTCTTGAAAAAATTAGAATCTAAGAAATTGCTATCATAAGTGTAACCACTTGGAGCAAATATTTTATCAATGTATTCCTTTACAAATAAAGCAGGGCGGAATGTCCTGTAATCATAATTGATCTTATCAGATGAATATCTGCCATGATCAATAAGCGGATAGTAATAGCCAACGCCGTAAGCACTATCCCCTGCAATGTATCCTGTTAAATCTACAGGCGTTAATGTCGAATTTATTGTCAAAGTTTGCGACACATTGTAAGTCCATATATCATACTCAATGCCGTTAACAAACACATTAAACTGAACGGATATGCTATTGATATAATACGATCCTTTATTGATGTCTGTGTTGCTTATATAGAAAATCGTATTGTTAGTAAACTCCCACCCGGTGCCGGTAGGTATGTGAACCTTAACTGAATTAGCAGTAAATGTTACAAGCTCAGTGAATTTTGAAAAGCTATCCCAACTGCCAACGATATTGTCGCGGGTGTAATTGTGATTGTATTCGCTGAAATCTAAATCCTCGAGTTTATCCTTGCCTATGGATGCAATAAACCCACCCAACTCACCAAATAAACTACCCTCGTATTCTATTAAATCGCGGTCTTTTACAATGCCAGTTAACCTAAAAACACCCTTCAATAAAAGCAATCCATTTGCTCTCAATTCCGCCCTCGTAGTTTGTGCAGGATTGAAATTTGACCCTATATTAGCAGCACCTGGTGTGTAATTATTATAGCTACCTAACTCGCCTACGAATCCGAGTAGCCTGTTGTTTTTTGCCGTACCGGGAAGAACAATCGTTTTAGAAAATGATGTATCCCTACTGCCATACTTATTAATGTCATCAATATTAAAGCTAAGCTGCATGCCAAGGTCTTGCCGAATATCTGCAAGCTCACCCTCCAAAAAAAGTTCATAGATCATCGGTATTGTGTATTTTGATCATAAACATCTATGTTAATATCTAAGAACTCCGCTTTATTTCTTAGGCTGTTTTTCATCTCGTAATTCGTATCTGTGATCTGAACAGGGTGCAATAAACTCGCACTCTTATCCCAGATATAAACCAACGGAGAAACAATCAACTCAAATAACCATTTGTATTCATCAGTGCTTAAAATATCTGAGGTTAGCTTCATCTTTGTTTTGAACTTAGTAGCGTATGTTTTCATGCCTTCGTATCTTACCTTGCCTGTGCGATCAACCATGTTAAATCCGTTCAGCTCCCATTCGCTTCGCTCAAATCTTTTCTTCTCGTTATCTGTTAACACATTGCCATTAACAAAGGTAAAGCTATCCCATCCGCCATAAGCATTTAAAAAGATCAAAGTATAAGGAGTATATTTTGAGCACCTTAAATTTAGTTTTTTGTTAGCCAACACCGTGCCGCTTGTCTGAACGCTCGCATAACAATCCTCAGTTAATCCATTGAATGAAAAATAATGCATCCCATCTATTGCCGTTACTTGACGCGGGATGTTATACAATATAACACCAAAAATAGTGTCTAATCCTATTGTTAAATCTAATAATTGCCCTTGCGGTATTCGTTTGCTATTGACGCTTAACACTACAGGTTCGCCGCTATAAAAATAACTTTCATCTGGTCTGTTTGTTAAAAATACAGTGCCGCTACTTAATGCCGCACCTGATCTATGCAGTTGATGTCTATTGTATGTATTGTAAACGCGGTGAGTTCCGGATGCTGAATTCTCTATAATAATATGCGATCCCAAATTGGTAACACCACAAATCTCGCCATACCTTACATCATATTCACCCCACCAATAATCCGCGCCTGCATTAATAACACCGAAAGACCCATTATATACCGTTGACATATCTAAATCTCCGATATTACTTGTCTGCAATGTTGATCTAACAATATTGCCAACATTGAGTACGCCGTATCCGTCATTACCGATCGGGCTGTTGCTTATTCGCGTCAACAATTCAACACCTTTGTAAATGTCGAATATGTACTTAAACCCCGGTATGGTCTTATTCGTACTATCTGCAACGTGCCATACATCTTCATGAGCCGATACAAACCCTGATGCCTGCGGGCTACTCTTAATAGTAATTGCCATTATTTTTTGCTTTTAATCTCTTTAATTAAATTCTCAAAGTTAGTTACAATACTCAACCCTGTTGCCTCTGCCAGCTTCACATCTAAATCCTGAAAAGTCTTTTCAAAACTACGCTCCCAAAACCCAGTGTAAGGCAAACCGCGCCTTTTTATTTTACGAGCAATAAGGAAAGCCAAACTCTGAGGTTTTATTCGTTTTGCAGCCGCGCCTACCGCCCTCGCTTTTTTTTGCCTGCCGCTTAAATTTCGTTTTTGATCCTCAGCTTTTGCCGTTAGTCCCTCCCTTTTTATCCACTTCATTATCTCACTAATAGGAGGCATTTTGTCGCTGTACTTATACGGAGATTTGTTATTCTTATTCCCCGGACCAGTACCCCTAACACCTTGATCTACGAACTTGTAATAATCCAATACCTCAATATTAAGCTCGTAACCATTTGCAGTCCTTTTAGTTGTAAATGCAATAGAATCCGCTAAAGCCCCGCTGCTCACTTTATTTGCTCGCCTTAGCTGACCAGCAGCCATACTCTGAAACGCCTTGCCGTAATCCAATAGTATTTGTTCTACTGAATCAAAGTCTATTGTTTCAAACTCAGATCGACTCGTACCTAATCCTGCTAAAGCGTCTGCCATACTTTATTAAATACCTAAAAAACAAAACCCCTGCCTAAGACTAAGCGGGGGGATAAATGTTTGCCATGTATAAA